CCAAAACTTTTTTGCCCCTTTTTCATCCCCAGGATTCAAAGGTCCGTATCTATACTCTTTTACTGTTACGTTTCTACTCAACGTATTTAGATCTAAATCAGTTATAGAATCTTTCGGTTTAGCTTTTTTAAACCTAATTTCTTTCTCTTTTCTTAGAGCTGCTGGAGTATTATTTGTACCATAGTCGGATAGTTTTCCTTCTATTACTAACTCTTTAACTACATCAGTTAATTTCATAAAGCATTTCTTCTTTCTAGTTCTCTTTTAATAATATTTTTTTTCCTTTTAAAAGAGTCACTTTCATACATCTTTTGTAACTCTTCTGTTGAGGTATTATGAGGTGTATAATGTTTCCAGACATACTTATTGGTCATTTTACCTCGAGCATCTCTTATATAATCTTTAGTACTAGGTTTTAATTTTGCAGGCATTATTTTTCTCCTTTCCAAATTTCGCCTCTTCTACAACGAACAACTGCCCCGGAGGCGTATGCTGAAGGCCAGGTGTCATATTTTCTTTTTGCTATCCTTGTACATCTATCATCTTTCTTTTTTTTCTTTTTTTCAGAGATAGGCTTTCTCTCTTCTAATAGACCAACTACTAAATTAATAATATCTTCCTTAGTAATTTTTTTGTAGCCAGAACCAAAAGGAGCTGCTTTACCATCATGATTAGGAGCTACGTTTTCGTTTTTCACTGAATATTCTCCTTTTTTCAAAAATGGTAATACATCGTTGTAAGGTACGTATTTAACCCCGTCGAATGTTTTGATTTTTCCAGCAAATGCTTTACGGTCATCTTGACCTCTAGTAGTTCTTTTATCTTCATCAGAAAGAGCAAATACTTCATCAGTGAGTCCTAATTTAGCAATTATAAATCCTAAAAGTCCAACAAAAGGAATTTTTTTAGTTATTGCTCCAAAAACTACTGCGTTGATTTTAAGAAGATCTAAAAGCTGTCTTTTAATAAATTCTTGATTTTCCCCACTAATAGTTTCTCCTTTTAGATAACGTGCAACAACTTTTAACATATCTCTAGTTTCACCTGCTTCTTCTCTAGCAGTTTGAATCATATTGTTAACTTGCCCTTGTAATTTATCGATACCTCCTGCTACTAATTTGCCTACACCAGGTATTTTAGATATTGTTTTTTCTATTTGGTCTATTTTAGCATTGATGTTTTCTTGCATAACAGCATCTGGGTATAATGTATCCATATCATATATGCCTCCTTTTTTAAAGTCTAAAGCATCTAAAATATCTCTTTTTATATCTTTAGGCATATCGTATAGTATATGCATTGCAAATTTTTCTCTACCTATGCTTTTGGCTAGCTTTTCTAGCATATCGGTTATCTTAGTATCTCCGTAAACTCTTACTTCTTTTTGAACGGTTGCTTTTTTAGTATTTTTCACGACTGTTTTTCCTTTAGCTCCTGCTTTACGTTTTTTTCTAGCAGTAGCTGCTCTTTGTGCTTTAGTTAAACTTCTTGCTTTAGCAGCAGGCAAACACCTATCAGGGTTCTTTTTATTTTTAGAGGTACCACATGGACCTGCTATGTTACCAGCAGTACTAATCCTAACCCACTTTTCTTTTTTAAACCAATCTCTTAAAGATTCTTTAACAATAATATTTAATTCATTTTTAGTCATTAATCATTAAATTATTTCTGTTAGTAATCTAATTATTACAGCAGCTAATCCTGCAAATAAAATCCATAGTGCCTTAGTTACTCCATCTTTCCAACGTTTAAGATCTTCTACTTCAGCCATTTTAGCTTGAAAGTCTCTTTCGTTACTTTGCATATCTCTCCTGAAATCAGAGTTTTTATTTGTTTTGACTATTACTCCATCTTCTGGGTTAAGCAGGGTGAATTTAAGGTCAGACATATCTTCTTTAAGTTCTCTTACATCTTCAATCATAGCCTTAAGTTCACCATTAGGCATATGTTTTTTAATATGTACGAGTTCGGATAATACAGATTCTAATAATTGCTTCTGTGTCATTGGATAAAAAAATAATATAGTTTAATATAAATATATACTAATCTAGCTTACTCTTTAAATAGTCTAAATATTCCTTTAATTTATCAGACATTTCATTTTTAATCTTAGACTCATTCGATTTCCAAACTTCTATATCTCCTTGTTCAGTTACTATACTCGATTCGTCATCCATATACTCCTTTAATTGCTGCTCAACATCACTTACAAAAACTTTAATATTTCCTTTTTGCATTTGACGAATATAATCATCTAGTAATCCTGCTTTTCTAAGTTCATCGTTATAGTCCATAGTACAGTTAAAGCACATCTTATTTATTTTATAAGTTTGCTTAGATAAATGATAATTCATAGGACCACCACACTTAGGACATGCTAAAGGTGTTTTAGCTGCTTTTTTAGCAGAATCAAGTTTAGTAATATTTTGTTTGAGACCGTTTTTTATAGTCCATTGTTTACCGCGTTCTTCCCAAATGTCTCCTTCTTTATATCTCTTAGTAGATTTTTTATAACCGGTTTGTAATTTAGTTTTAGAAGTAAAATCTTTATTGACTATATTTCTTATTCTATCTACATCTGATTTCTTAAACTCTTTTTTAAGAGTATTATCCCTCATAACCTAGTTGTTTTAATCCCTGTATAGCAGGTCCGATATCTCCATCTTTTACTCTGAAAGCAATACCGCCTTTAGATATCCATTCAGCTATATTAGATTTCTTATCATCTATTAATATTCTATTTTCATTAGCATATCTTTGTTTATCAGCAGAGTATGCAAAGTTTACTTTTGGTTTCGGAGTAAGATTATTTTTTACCCATAAATTTTTTCCTAATCTTGATGTATTATTTCTAGAAGGAGAAGTAAGAAGTTGAGGATTATAAGGACTAATAAAATTCCATAACTCTTGCCCTCTTGGCATCCAATCCATACCTACCCAAAACGATACACCTACGATATTATCAATAAAGTTCCAAAATTCATCCATACCAAATATTTGTTCAAAATGCTTTGGTTTAGTTACCTTTTGAATATCTCTTAAAGGATAATAATCAGGACCAACTTCATTAAGTTTTTTATGAAACCTAGATTCAAAGTCAGTCAATACTCCATCCATATCACAGTATATCTGGTAAGATGGTGTTTCTTTTTCTTCCGGAAGAGGATATGCCTCTAGTAAGTCTACAATACTTGTATTCATATAACCTTTATTTAACTATAGTTTTCTTATATAATATACGAACTTTCATGCTAATATCCAACTATTTTTTAGACTTTTTTAAACGTTGAGTTTTCTTTTTTGATGCTTCTTTTCTATCTTTTATATAGTCAAAAGCACTTTTTAAACGTTTTTTAACATCAGGTTTTTTTGCTCTATTATATGCTGCTCTAGTTCTCTGATGAATCAAGTTTATAATTTGAGATTGTCTAGCATGTGATTTAGCTTTAAAAGATTTTTTATTTAAAGTATCTACTATATCTTGTCTGGAGCTGAATTTAACTCCGACTGTATCTTTTGGATCTTCATCTGTGTATAATCTTCTGCTTGATCCTTTTGGTTTCTTACCTGTACCTTTTTTAGGTTCTTCCTTTATTATCTTAATTAAATCTTCAGCTAATTCATCGATACTAAATACTACTTCGTTTTTAGATTTTTTTAATGCTGTGCCTGCTTTTTTAGCTGCTTTATACGCTTTCGAATTTTTATGAGAAGATTTTTTACCAGATTTCTTTTTAGCATTTATATTCGCCCATAAACTCTCGTCTAAATTTTTTATACTATCTTCCCAGTTTCTAAAAGTTATATTACCTAAAGTATATGCTTCTTTCTCTAATTGTAATAATCTGTCATCTGAGTTAGTATCGGTAGTGTTGATGTTGGTAAGAACACCTTGTAAGTTTTGCATATGATGCACCATTTCATGTGCATAAGATCTAACTATATCTTTATTATGTCTTCCGGTAATATACAAAACTATTTTTTTTTCAGAAGGAGAATAGTAAGCTGTTCTTCCAAAAAAGTTAGCAGCATTAACTTCATCTTTTTTAACTATTACTTCAGGTAATGGAGATATATTCATTCCTATATCTAACATATACTCAGTTAAAGAAGTAATATACTCTTTTAGTTTTAAATTACTTTTTTCTTCTTTCAAGTTATCAAATTTTACTGTTAAATAATCTCTATTGTGAGTAATATTTACTCCGCTAGGTACTAATCTGTAAAGGTAATTATAAAGAATATCTAATCTATTTTTATCAACAGAGTTTATTATTCCTGTCTTATTCAATTGCCCTTCGTTAAAATATTCATTTATAAAACCATCTATATTTTTTGCTAATATTTCTGCAACGATTTTATCTTTTAGATCATTTAAAATTTTTAAAATTTCTTCTCTTGATAAATCTTTAGGAAAAAAATCAGTAATTTGATCTAAGTTACCTGAAAGTATATTCTTCCTAAAATCTGTAGCTCTTATACCTGAACCGGGTTTAGAAGCTAAAGCTAAACCTTGTACGTTAGGTGCATTTTTAAAAGTAGTTACTCTTCTTAAATCTACAAAATCTTCTTCTGATCTTATTCCTGTTACTGCTACAAATTTAGTTTCGGGATTTGCTTGAGCATAATCTTTTGCAGCAAACATTGGATTACTTCCCCCATCTAATATTTCTACATTACCTAAGTATTTAGCGTATATGTTCCAAATAGTTAATGCTTCGTCTTTATCTATGCCATTTCTTTCTCCTGCACCTACAAATACTATAACTTTATTTATATTAGGTTTTTCATTAGATTCGCCAGAAACTAGATCTGCCCCTTTTTCTTTATAGTTGTCTTTATCATATATAGAACCATTATAAGAGCCGTCGAGTAAAGATTTTACTACGTTAAAATGACCTCTATGAGGTGGTTTAAATGCTCCTGGGTATAATGCTATCATGCTAAAAATGCTTGTACTTTTTGATCTATTTCTCTAGGAGTTGAATGTTTAAGTTTTTCTTGAAAAGTAGGATTATAAATCATATCTATAATATTATCTAAAACTGCATCATAATCTGCATCTCTTTTTACTTTTCTATCTCTATACTTTTTTACTGCATCTCTTAATTTATCTTGACCAGGACCTACTCCATTCTTTCTATATGCTTTTAAAAATTCTTTCTTAATAGCTTTATCTTCAGATCTATTATCTTTATCCCAACTAACACTACCAACGTGTTTTATAAACTCATCTTCTTCTTCTTTAGACATTTCTACTGGTTCAAAGAAAGAAGAACCGCCTATGTCGTTTTCTTCATTATACCTTTTTAAATAATCTTTCACTCCAGATATACCTGCTTTAGCAGCAGTATTAAATGCTTCTATTTCTTTATTATATTTTCCGCCTCTATCACTAACATATATTGATAAATTACCTTTTAACTTTTTATTGTAGTCTTCAATTTTTTGATAGATATTTCTCCAAGTAGACATCACTGCATCTGCAGGTACGTTTCTTTTTCTGCCTTTGAAGTTTGAAATATAAGAAATCATAGGATGTGCATATACCATCACCATGTATATATCATAACCTAGAGAAAGTAACTTATCTAAGTTTTTCTGAAAGCCAGCTCCTGAAGCAGTAGTGTCCCAAACAAAGCTAGTTTTGTCTTCCGCCGCCGCCATTGCGTCCTTGGCTGTTTGACTGGACGCTGGACCTAGCTTGTTGTGATACGGATGATCCGGATCCTCTATATACTTGTCTGGGTTGAACTGGGTTAGAGAGTCTAGGGATAACTGGTTTAGAAGGTACGTTTTGCCTGTTCCAGCTCCCCCTGCCATTATTACGGCTTTCGGACGACCAGTTTGCTCCAGAATTATTTCTGATAATTTGATCATTATTACTGTTGTTTATTATTCTTACGTTAAGTCCATTTTCTCTAAATTCGTTAACTATACGATTAATATTATCATTATTAACGTTATTTCTAGGATTATTATACCTAGTAATCATTTGATTACTAATGGTCCTATTATTATAATTAGTTGTATTACTCCCTCTTCTTCCATTAATGTAAGCAACATTATAATTATTATAATTTGAACCCCATACTACATTATTCCATGGTCTGTAAGGACGATACCATCCATAATAGTGATAAGGTCTATACCAGTCGTACCAAGACCAAGAATTATAACTGAAAGCCCAATCGGTCCAAAACCAATGGCTGTGAAAATAAACATCGAATCTATTATAGGGTCTCCATATTCCGTCTAACCTTGGATTATTCCAATACCATGAATAAGGTTGATTCATAGCATATTGAGCAAAATTCCATCTAAAATTGAAGTCAGTTCTTAACTTCCACCTTAAATCTGAAAAGGAATTTAACGTGTCTATTTTAGTTTCTTTTGCAACTGGTATAATATAATCTACCGGGTATAAAGGGTCGTGATTTAATGTAGCAAGTTTATAAGAAGCACATCCGTAAAGAATAAACATGGTGATTAATCCACCTATTAATCTAAATAATGAGCTTGGTAATTTTTTCATAATTTTAAAGTAGTTGGGTAACTATTATAAATAGGTTCAACCTTAGGGTTTTCTAAAGAATATAGTTTATAGATTGTTTGAAATAAATCGAAATTATAATCAATTTCATCTACTATTTTTATTTTCCAACCCTTTCCTTGATATATTCCTTGCTTTTTTGAAGGTCCTCTTGATTGAGCTTTTAACCAAATTATACCGGTTCTATCTATTTTGATTCCTTTAGTTTCTTCTAATGCTTTAGCGTATGCAGCTAACTGTAGATCATAAGATTTATGTAAGCTATTAGAAGTTTTAAGGTCTAACAACCAAACTTCATCGTCCATTTTTACTACTAAATCAGCAGTACCTGCATATTTAAACTCATCAGAGTATACAAAGTCTTCTGTGGATATTAGTTCAGGCTTATAAGTACTCCAAAAATCATGGAATTTAAGAATCATTTCCCAAACTATCTGAGAATATTTAGCATTACCGTAATTATCCATCCAAGAAATTTCTTCTCCTTTTACTAATGCTTCTGCTGCTTCATGCACTTGAGTACCTTCTTTACCAGCTCTTCTCATAATAAGATCGGCACTATGCCCAACATCTTTAAGCCATGACTCAAAAAATTTATTTTTGGGCATGTACTGGAGTATGGTAGTTACAGATGGATAATATACTCCTTCCGATCTTTTATAAACTCTTCTATCTAAAAAATTAATTTGTTGGAGTTCAGGTTTAAAGTCCAACCTTTTTTTCTCGTTCTGTTCGAGAATATTCATACCTTGTTTTATCATAGGTCTAATTTATGCAGCATTAGACGAGATATATCTAATTCTTCTGCTGTTTGAATATAACTGGTAAAAGCTCGAAATCCCATTTCGGAAGGATCTTTATCCTTCATCTCTACAATAAAAACTCTTTTACCGTTATTTAAAAATTGTTCAGCTATTTTTAAAGCTTTTGATTTAGCGTCATTATCTAACGCAATATAAATGTCCCTCAAAGGGCTTGTTATTATTTTCTTATAAAGAGACGTAGATATGTTTTTACCTAATATAGGTATAGCGTTCCTACGTATCGCCATTGCATCGAATACTCCTTCACATAAAATAATAGGAGCATTCCAATTTATTAAGTTTTCAAAAAAGATTATGTCTTTGCTCGCTTCCGGGTTTTTATACTTATAGTAGTTGCCATCATAACTTCTTGCAACAAAGAAATTGAGTGTACCGGATGCAGAATAACTTGGGATAATAACTCGTCCTCCATATTCTCCAGATGTACAGTATCCAATCCCATATTTAATAAAATCATTGTCGGAAAGTCCTCTCTCATATAAATATTTTTTTACCAAGTTAGCTATAACTGATGCACCAGAAGCGGAATATAGCGGCTGATATTCTTTCGGTAGTTCTATTATAGATAGTTGCTTATACTCTATTTGTGCTCCTCTTGGTACGTATTTAAGTATTTCATTAGCAGTATCTCTTGGTGTCTTAAGTTGTTTAAGTAATGAACGTACGGTACGCCCTTTAGTTTCACAAACCCAGCATTCCCACGGATTTTGTCCTTCTTCGTTAGTAGACATTTTAATCTCTAACTTAGGTTTATGATGATTGCAAAAGGGGCAATGAAAGGCATAATTATCTCTAGCTCTTTTATGAGATTTACCTAATATATTTTCAATAGAGCCCAGTAGGAATGTATAATCCATACGTTGTTCTGTAACTAGTTATATTATAATATAAGAAGAATTAGTCTAAATATCAACTAATTTAAGGTGTTTTTTCTGATTAACCATTATGTTTGAAGGTCTTATATCAAGCTCGTCTGGATCTATTCCGTATCTAGGAGCTTCTTTTTCAACGGCATCAACCCACTCTTCCGGAATACTACCTCTAAATTCTCCTAAAACTTCCATTTGTATTATACCTAATTTAGGATTGATAACTTCAACATCGTATATTCTAGCAAAGTTATTCGTTTTTTTACCTTTAAGTAATTGTGCGTGCTCTAATTCAATTTCGTCAGTAGTTACTTTGTAAACTCTACCATTGAGTAGATAAGCTGATCCATAGTCTCCAGAACCTAAATGTTTACCTCCCTGATCTAAGATTTTATCTACTTGTTTTTCGAAATCAGGATCGTAATATAAAATTTCTCCCAGTATTACGTGCGATAGTCTCATAACATTAATCTAACGGCCCTCCTTTACCGGAACTCATATAATCACCAAATTCTCGAGATTCTTTTGTATCTATTTGAACGTAGATTGGATGATTATCAGCTCCTTTAGGACCAATTAAATAAAAAGAACTTATTCTTATACCTTCTAACTTATTACCTTCTTTTTCATGTTCTTGAACTACTTTTGCTACAGTAGCGTAAACTTCAAGTTTCCAACTTCCTTCAGGTTTAATTTTTTTAGTTGAAGGAGTAAACATACCGGTATCAGTAGGTACTTGAATGCTTTCTATAGTGTCAGGCATTCTTTTTAATGCTTGTTCAAATTCTATGAGAGTATCAGCATTACCTAGCCAATCAGTAATATATTTTTTACCGTTAATAATGCTAACGTCTTTTCTAAATCCTTCGAATATTATACCGGTTAATTTCATCTTCCTTGACCTCTATATTTCTTTTTATAATTTACGCTTCCTTTTGATCTAGATGTTTTAGTCTTAGCATGAATGCCAGGTCTCTTTTTTTTAACTTTAGCAAAAGTGCCGCCTAAATACGTTCTAGCCATTTTTAACAATCACAGCAATTGCATTGACATGATGTTCCACACTTACAAACTATACAATCGCATTTCATAATTTAAATATTTTAACTTTTAAATCACCAGTTCCTTTTATTAACCGATGATATGTTTCCTTTGGTATAAATAGTTTGTTTTCTGATAATCTTTGTGGAAACTCGTTATCTAATTGGAACTGCCAATCGGTATTATGCAGGGCTTGAACTATTCTATCTTCTTTATCTCTATGCCACACGAACTCTAAAGCGGGAGTATTAGTAGAAAACTCTCTAATAACATATTGATCTGTAACTGTTTCTTTATAGGGATTGCTCATAAGTATTATATCTGACCTTGAGATGTAATCAAAATAGACCTTGATGAACCGTATGCAGTCCCCTGACTATTTGTGGCATAAGCTCGAATATAATAAGTAGTTCCACTAGGTGCAGTCAAAATTTGATTTGTAGATCTAGAAGTTGTGTATTGTCCAGTACCTCCTGTAGGATGTGTTTCAGTGAATTGATTGTTACTAAGTGTTGGGGCTGTAGTATTAGAAGAAGCAACATGTCCTCTTGCAGTCACGGTAGCTCCTCCAGTTGCACTTACGTTACCTATCATTGATAAAATACCGCTTGATACTGATACAGTTCCTGTACCTACTGTAGGTATAGTAAGACTGGTTTTATCATGGTCGTAGTTGTACCATTCACTCATTGCATGAGGGGTAGATGTATCTGGTCTGTTAGCTATACTATTAGCTGTATTAATAAGACCAAACTGAGTACCGGTTGACATATTTGTCAAACTTAAATTATTGCCAGGGTCAGTTGAAGTACTATAATTATTATATCTCTTTTCTCTAGCTATTCCTCTCAAAGAAAGTGCTCCTGCAAATGGTACTGCCATAATAGAAAATTTTTACCAGTATCCTGAAAAGTTTGAACTTCCGCCTAAAGACTTCCAGTATCTACCGATATTGCAAGACCAGTAACCAGCTTTAGTTTTATCTTTCTTCTGTGCACATTTATGTCTAGCAGCAAATGATGCTCTAGCACCTCTCTGTTTTAGTTTAACAGAAAGACCTGTGTCACCAAAAGATACTTTTTTAATATTACCTGTTTTTGGATTTTTAACGTAAACGTAGAATTTTTTAGAACCTCCTCGTTTAGGTTTATTTAATTGTACTTTTTTACCTCTATACTCAGCTTCAGGTATATAATCTACAGATGCTTTAAGCATTTCGAATCCATTATAATCGAAAGTTTCATTCTGTATTGAAACTGCTTTTCTAAATTTATCCATATTCATAGTACCTCCTATAGATTCTACTAGTTCTTTAATTAAATCAAAATCTATCATTTCTTCTATAGAAGCAGCCTCATCGATAGTATTTTCATCTTCAATCATTTCATCGATTAGGTTACCAATTTCAAACATTGGATTATAGTTTGGTGATACCATAGGTAAATCTAAAGGTACTCTCATACCATTATAATCTCCATATTCACCAATATCAGTAGACTCTAATAATAATTTATCTTGATCATTAAGTTCTATTTTACCGTCTCTCCATGCTTCTCTAGCTTCTTTGAATAATTGTATAAAGGCATCAGAGCTATAACGGTAGACATGCTCAGATAACGTTAGCTTTCTATCTAAATGGTACTGTAACGATGGGTATCCTATAATTTCTTTTATTTGTATCATGATATGTATTTACTAATTTTTTTCATAGCTTCTTCTGCTGATATTTCATTACCCATCCAATTATTATGAACATAATACATAACATCTTTAATGTTATCTAAATCCCCATTCATTTTTATACCTGAGTTAATAACTTTTTCCATTTCATCGTTAGGTTCTGATAAGCTAGTGCTTTCATTTTTCATTTCGGGATGAAATAAAAATTTAACGATATTAGCATCTTTTGCTACTTCTTTACCATCTATTTCTATACCAATTGGATAAGGCTTAGTTTTATCATCTGCCCAATAAGCTACGTCGTAACTTTTATCTTCATTACTTGTTACTAATAATCCTCTGTTATATGTATCTTCTTCGGCTTGAAGTACAACCATTTTACCGGTTGGTAAGATCATATCGCCCATTAGTTTGATATCTCCTTCATCGTATCCATCGTCATTATAACGATTTTGTTCGAGAATTATATCAGTTAGTTTCATTTAATAAAATCTTTTCTATAAAATTTTCCTAAAACATTATCGTTAATATAAACGTCATCTTGCTCTAGTACTTCATTTATAAATAGGTATTTACATTCAAAATATGTTAATAGCTTTTTATTAGGAACATAACATAAGATTCTTCTCTCAAAGTCCATAGGATCACCTTCCTTAAGTAATTTTAAAATATCTTTATGAGATCCGTAGTAATCTTTCCAATCAGATTCGGTAATAACTTTCTGCTTAAGAGGTACTCTTCCTCCTATACCTTTAGCTTTTCTTTCTTCTTTTAAAGCTGCTAAAGCTTTTTTACCTAACTTTTTATTTCTTTCAAAAAATAGAACTTTTTTTCCAATATACTTTTTACCTGTAGGTTTATGTTTAGTTTCATAAATGAAACCATAAGTACCTTTAGGCATATCATCTATATCAGATACATAATATGATTTGTATGTCCAACCTGGTATTGTGACCATAATCTATTAATATAAGAATTTTTTTATAAAATTACAACTTTTATTCTTGAGCATCTTTTTCTACTAATTCATCTTGGATGTTATGAGTTAAAAATCCTTCAGCGAAATAATTATCTACATCTTCTACATCTAATACCCCAGTTTGAATATTTTCATCTATTCTTTCTATACTACTTACTTCTATCCATTCTCCATCTTTATTAAAAATTAGTTCTCCTACTCTTAAATCCCTCGTTAAAACAAATTGTATACTTGTACCTTTAATTAAAAATGGTTGCTCCCAGGTAGCTTTAATAAGATTATTAATTAAGAAGTAATAATGATAAGTGGCTAATTTATTTTTAATTACTGTTGATGTGCTTAAAGTACCTGAAAGGTTATTAGTATACCAATTTACCCATTCTTCTTCAGTACCTATTCCGTCAATATTATAGGATACAACTTCATCTCCTTCTATAACATCTTCTATAGCTTTTGTTGTACCGTCTGCCATATTAATTAGAGTTCCGTAAACTAAACAACCATTATTTCCACCACTAGGCCCAGAAGGTCCGCTTCCTCCAGAGGACGACGAAGCTCCGTAAAAATCATCAAAATCAATAGTTGTATTTGTAGAGTTATTAATAGTTTTACCGGATGCTTCATTTAAAGATCTAATATCAGAATCATTTATAGAGCATTGAGTCTCGGTAGTACCGCCAGCTTCTACGTGTATATTATTTAAGGAAATCGCTCCTGATGTTTGTAATGCCATAGTAGTTAGTTTTTAGATTCTAACTTCTTTTCTAGCTCGTTTACTTTAGCTGTTAGTTCTTTTATAGCTTCAGTAAGTACCGCTACCGTTGCAGAATAATCGATGGTTTTAACGTCATCTATATTATCATCTAAGTTATTAGTAGTGTCGGTATAAGTTAATTCAGGAAGTTGCTTTTCAAAATCTTGTGCAATAAATCCTATCGAACTTCCTCTTTCTTTATCTTTCCAGTCAAATGATACTCCTTGTAAGTTTAATACTTTATCTAATGCTCCTGTAATAGGTCTTATATTTTCTTTTAACCTTATATCAGAAGAAGTAGATGTTGTAAATGCGGTAATATTATCTCTAGCAAAAATTCTATAGACTATAAGGTTCCTCCATCTATTACCGCTACCTCCGAGATCGAATCCTGTTGACGTGCTAGTACTATTTGTATTAGGTAATAAATCATCAGATAATAGATTACCCCCTTTTACTTGGAATATAGTCTGTTTACCTGTAATACCTGCATCTTGTCTTACAGCTTTAATAAACTTATCAGCCCCTGATACTACCTGTAGTCCCCCAGCTTTTAATTCTACGAAGTTAGTAGGTAGTTTAACTTGTACCTGAGTATCGAATGAACCAACTGAGTCAAAAGTTTGAGATTGATTACTAACACTAAAGTGTGATTCGGTATAAGAAGTAATTCCTGAAGCATTAGTAGAATGGTTTCTAGCAGAAGAAGATTTTAAAAGCCACTTATACCTCAGCTTTATAGTGCCACTTTCTGATATAGTTAAAAGTACTTTTTTATTGTTTTGAGCAGCTGCGTTACTTTGAGCTCCAGTAGAAGCAGCAAAAGATACACTATTGTTCCAGGTAAATGTAGCAGTATTGTGGTGTATTATTTCATTCGCTATATAGTTTACATGAGGTGGAATTTTTAGAGAAACTACATTTAATTCTTCTTTTATTAGGTCTCTTTTAGTAACTAATTTCTTTTCTATACCGTTTCCTGTGTCTATAAAAATTTCAGTAAATCCAGGATTAACTTCTTCAACTTTTAAAGCTTCTCCATTTTCCATCCAAAATTCGTGACCGGAAGATACCTTTATTGCTTTACCGTCTACTTCAACTTCATAATATTCAGCTCTAGTACTTTTCTTTACTTTACTTATTTTATCAGTAACAAATTTATTTTGAGTATAATCCCATACTTTTAATTCGTCTCCTTCTTGTAAATTTTTAGCTAATGTTTTATCTCCATTACCTAAAGTTACCAAAGAATTTTCATCAACTGATTCAAATGCTATTAAGAAGTCTAATGGAGAGCTAGAACTACCGCCTGATGAGTAACCACCGGAACTATTACCACTCGATGTTCCTGATGCTTGACTATAATTATATTGACTAGAATTACCAAACTTATGTGCTTGCGCTAGTAGAACTGAACCAATTTCAGTATTGGAAGAATTAAAAGCACATAAATATAAATCAGCACCTAAGAATGCTTTCCTTGGAGTAATTTTACCATGTGTTTGATTATTATAAGATGCATTATAACTCGGATTAGCAGTTGTACCTGTAGCTGAAACTGAAGGTCTTTTGACTGTAAAAGCTGGTACATTTAAGGTAACTTCAAACGTACCTTTAGCATCTGCTGTAAAAGTGTTACTAGAAGCATCTGGGCCTTGTATTGAAGCAGTAGCTAATCCTGATAAAGCACTACTTCCTATGACTCCATATGTTGGATTTGATACTGAGGTAGTAGAGGTTAAAGTAGACCAGTTTCCTCCAGAGCTTGGTATACTTCCTACATTAACGTTTGTAGTAGTATCAGCAATAGGAGTTAATTCATCTAATGGAGATATAATTACTTTTTTCTCAGCACCAGAAAACATTTGAATTTCTGGTATATTAGGTTCAAAAATTATTTCGCTATTGTCGTCTCTTAATGCATTAGTAGTTTGGTCGATTACCCAATCACCTATCCTACCTGAAGTAGCGGTTATTTCACCTGTTATAGCAGCATCTTCTGCTGTCATAATACCTTCGCTATTTACAGAGAATTTAGGTGATGCAGCAGTTGGTACACTTATATTACCCCCTATAACACTTCCACCTTCTATATTACCTCCTACTATACTAGTACCTGCTATCAAACTACCGGTAATACCGGAACCTTGTACTAATCCTTTAAATTGAGCATCTCCTGATTGACTGATAAAGAAACCTTTCGAATGTATACTACCTGCAGAATTTAAAGTAATACCTGTACCGGTATTAAATCCTGAGGTATTTTTAGTACCAGAGAAGATTGCATCTGAATCAATTGTCCATCCTCCAACAAAGCCATCATCGAAGTTAGCATTAACACCTGATCCTGCGCTAAAATCAAACCAATCTAAGATAGGGTCATTCGTTACATCGAAGAATGAAGAATCTAAGTAATAGGTTGTTGTAGCACTTTGATTACTTTCTGTTCTTTTTAGCGTATTATTATGGTAATATTTTATTGTAGCTCCATCATAACATATCTTAAATACGTCCCCGTTACTTATTGATTCGTATGTCTGTATGCTATTACCGTTTTGGTAAATTTGAGAAGTCGTACCATTTATGTACCAGGCATGATCTATACTTGTAAAAGAAGTATTAGTAGAAGGGTCAGTGTTGAGGCCCATCATAAATCTTCTAGCAGATGCAACATTAGTTACTCTGAATATTACTTCTGCACTTCCTGCCTGGCCGTGTAGAGATTTCATTTCACCGTTCCAGGAATTATCATTAGCTATTTTTCTAACTGATCTACCTACAAGTTCTAAGTTACTAGTTAAACTTAAGTTAGCAGCTAAAATTTGTGATTCATTAATAGAAGAACTTAAAGAAGCTGTTGCACTATTTAATGCTGCTGTTGTTGCTGCATTTCCTCCTTCAATATTAATATCTCCTGAGATGCTTAAAGTAGTTCCATTCCAAGATAATTTACTACCTAGGGAGAACTTACCTGTATTATCAGCATAGAATTTTGTATTTGAATTATTATGAGTACCGGTTCCTATATAGATTTTAGAAGTACCTAAAGTAATACCTCCTATAGTTCCTGAAGTTGCTTTTAATACTCCCGCTGGAGTAACGCTAAATGGCGCTGAGGCGAATGAAGCATGTCCTAATTGAATACCTGAAGTAGGAGAGGCTTTAAAAATAGCATTACCAGAACCTATCTGTAATGAACCTACAAAGTTACCAGTAGCTGCAGATAATTCTCCTTTAAATACTGCGGCTCCATAATTAGTTATCCTAAAATGAGTAGAAGTTAGAGCTCCTCCATCTAAATCAATAGCTGTACCTGCTGAAGTAAATGCATTACCGTTAGTATTACCTGAATGATTATTAGACTTAATAAGTCCTGTTTGAATCATATCACCAGCAATCTTAGTAGTATTACCTAAACTATGACCTCCAGCCATTGCTTGGAAAAGTACTTGTTGAGAAGTTGATGAATAAAAGAAACCAGCTCCTGGTCTTACAAAGTCTTCTGTTACGCCGTTAGTTATAGAATCGTATACAAATAACGGTGTTATAAAATTACCGTTTTTAAATACTGTGTATCTAGCTCCTGTAGGTAATAATCTTATTCTAATTCTAAATTGTTGATTATCTGAGAAGTCTGTATCGTTAGTCCATTGAGCAGATGTAGTACCCATTAATTGTTGCTGAGTTCTTATTTCACTACCATTTTCATAGATCCTGAACTGTCCGTTATGATGCATATAAACAGCATGGGACATTTGACTTCTACCAAAACTACTTGGTGTTTCTTTATATAAACCGATAGCAGTACCTGGGTTTGTAGAACCAGCTACTACATCGAATTCAAATATAGGAGAATCACTTCTTGCAAAAAATGCATCTGAATGAAATCCTGCATCATGTGAATCGTTATTATTATTAAATCTATTTCCTAAAACCGGTGTAGTTAGAGTTGCTGTTGCTAATGCTCCTGTGCCGTTATCTGATACGAAAGTAGAACTATCTAATGAGCCGCTAAATTGATAAGTTAATGAAGGACCTAATCCTTTGTTACCTATAATTAATCTATTTCCATCCCATGCTAGACCTTGATCTCCACTTCCGCTTAAGTAGAAGTTACCATCTTTATCCATATAGGTTAAGAACGTACCGTTGTTACCGCTATGGAATCCTAATTTTTCTGAATCAAAGAATAATCCTGGTCCAGTTATACTACCTGTAATAGCAGCTAAAGCAAATCCTGGTTGACCAGAAGGACCAAATGAATAAGAATCAGGATTAGCTAACGATGAAGTTGCATTAATAACAGTTTGTAATTCTGCTTGAGAAGCAAAATCATTTTCATTAGTTACGGTAACACTACCGGATATAGTTAAGGTTGTTCCATCCCATGATAGGGCATTACCTAAAGAAAACTTACCTGTATTGTCTGTGTAAAATTTAGTATCTGCATTATTATGGTTACCTGAACCTATATACATTTTAGTAGCATCTAATTCTATACCTCCGATAGAACCGTCTCTAGCTATTATACTACCATCAATTGATAAATCTGTTCCGTCCCATACTAATCCACTATTTCCACTTCCTGTTAAGAAGAATTCTCCAGAAGAAGATAAATAAGCTTTCCATTTATCTGTATCGTAATAACCTAAGTTATTAGCGCTCATAAATAATCCAGTACCAGATGGTGTAGGATTAAAAGTAATCTTACCGGTATTGTCTACTGATCTAGTTATCGCTGTATCTGAATTAGCTACTGCTTGTGCTGCTTGTGCTGATGCTGTTGTGGCTAAATCACTAGCTTGATCTGCTGCTGCTGTATTACTTTGAATAGCTCCAGATAAAGAAGCTGATAGGGCTGCTGTTCCATCGTTTACACTTCCTGTTACATAATCTTGAGTGGCTGCATTACCTCCTAGTACGTTAATATCTCCTGATATAATTAATGAAGTTCCATCCCAAGCTAATTTATTAGTACCGCTACCGGTTAAGAAGAAACTACCGTTATTAGACATAAATGTTGCAAACTTACTACCGTTGTAAAAACCTAGAGCAGAGTCACCTAAGTATAAACCTGCTGCTGTAGTACTAGGAGTAGAAACTATTTTACCAGATGAATCTGTAAATATAGTAGCGGCGAAAGATGCTGAAGTTGAAGTAATTAACGCAGCTTGATCAAAGGTAGCATCTGAAGCTGTAACCCATGTTGAACCGCTAAAAATATAAAGTCTATTTCCATCATTATCATCTATCCACATATCTCCTTGTGTACGTCCTGATGTAGATGGTGCATCGTTTTGTCTAAATACTGAATTTTTTCCTGATACTACTCCGTCAAATGCATCTGCTGTAGCAGCATGAGAAGCAGAGACTGTTAGTGCTGTAGCATCTGTTTGTGCTATAGAAGCAGAAAGAGAACTAGATAAAGAAGCAGTTGCTGCATTAGTTGCAGCCAATGCGTTTGCTTGAGCTGTTGCTGCTGCGTTACTACCACTAGTTACGGCATTAGCTGCTGCAGTAGCGGCAAAATTTTGTGCTGCTGTTTGTGCTGATGCTACGGAAGATGTAGTTGCTGCATTACCAGAGACTATGTTTATAGAACCTTGAATAGTTAATTGACCTCCATCCCAAGATAAGAACTGACCATCACTTCCTGTTAAAAAGAAGTTACCATTATTAGCCATATAAGTTCTCCACTGACTACCTGAATAAAATCCTAAATTAGTATCTCCTAAAAATAAACCTTGAGCATCTGCAGAAGAAGTATCAGGTGTTTGTACTAACTTACCAGATGAATCTGTAAAAATATCTAAAGCTACTGATGAAGATAAAGAAGCTGAAGTGGTATTGATTAATACTGTTTGATCATAAGTACCGTCAGGTGTAGCAGCAAATGAACTACCATTCCATACATATACTTTATTATTATCATCAGCATCTATCCACATATCACCTACTGTTCTTCCTGAAGTCGATGGTGGGTTATTTTGTCTAAATATAGATGTTTTACCTGCTATTACATTATTAGCTGAATCTAAACCGTCTTGTAAAGTAGCAGTAGATGAACTAATTGACGAACTTAATGACGATGATACATTATCTATATCTGCAGAAGCAGAAGTATATGCTTCGGCTGCACTAGAAGAAGCGAAGGTCTGTGTTGCAGCATTACCGCCTGTTATATTTATACTACCTTTTATTTCTAGAGTACCGGCAGAAGAGTCCCAAGCAAGTTTATTACCTGCTGAGCCTGTAAGGAAAAAGTCTCCTTCGTTATCCATATAAGTTGCCCATTCACCACCTTTATAGAAACCTAAATTAGTAGAGGTCATATAAAGACCTTGAGCAGAAGCAGTTGGAGGTCTAACAGCTCTACCTGAACTGTCAGTAAATATCTTACTGTCTATAGTATTAGTAGTTGTAGCTATAGAGCTAGATAAAGAAGCATCTGATGATGATATTTCTGTTGCTAAAGACCCTGATAGAGAAGCTGTTGCAGCATTTAATTCAGCAGTAGTTGCACCAGTACCTCCTGTTATATCTATAGCACCTTTTATATTCAAAGTACTACCGTCCCAGTAAATGTAGTTATTACCGCTTGTTGCAGTTCCTACTCTAAACTTACCATTACCGTCTATATAAACTCCTGTTCCAGAAGTTGTTGTTATAGAGCTTGCATTTGCTCCTGCAGTAAGAGTCCCATTATTTAAGGAACTAGAAATCATAAAGTTAGAAGTATCTAAACTAAACGTTTCAGTTTTTATAGTTAGATTACCATCTGTAAAGTTATCCAAACTAATAAAGTTGTCAGCACCGCCTACTTTCCAAGCACCATCTGTATACCAGTAATTATTGTTGTTTACAAATATACCATCATTGGTTCCAGATACATCTCTACCTATAGATATTTTTTGACCTGTTTCTAATCCTCCTGCAACTGTAGCAACATGAAGTATACCTGCAATAGAACCTGTATCAGCTGTAATAGCTCCTTTAAAGAATCCATTTTCTGTATATAAACCAAATCCTGGTTCATTATTACCGTATAAGTACCCTGAGGATAATCCTGATAGGTCTCCTAGTCTAGATCTTAATTCTAAATCATAAACCCCTGATCCTGTTCTTTCTACTATATCCATATAAGGAGTAGAAATATCTCTAGGATTAGCATTCATCATTATATACCCGGAAGATACATCTGTAGCTGGATTAAATACACCTGTTGATAATATTACTTGACCTTCGTTTAGAGGACGTGCAGCGGATACGAGGCCGCTTAAAAATTCTTTATCGGTATCTATTTTAAATATAGTATCTCCAACAGTATGTGAATCGGCAACACTATCGTGATAGCCTCTAATAACTGTCAATACTTTATTATTAATAGCAGTAACTTTTAATCTTTCATTATCGATTTTGATAATATCTTGTAAGTTTAATCCAGTTGAACTAACTACTTCGATAGTAGTTTCTGATGCTGTATCTATACTCGAAGATACAGTAGTAATAGATGAAGAGACAGCAGGTGTTCCTCCAAATCCTCTCTCTACGTAAATTTCTCCTGCTAATCCATCAGGGTCTATTGAACCTGTATTGTAGCTTAAAGCGTTATCCTCTGAATATCTTTTCGTACCAGAAACGTATAAATACTCTACTCCAAATCCTGTATCATCTACAGTTTTTACTTTTAATATTTCCCCTGTTTCAAATCCTGATACATTAGCTAAAGAAAGAGTAACGGCGTTAGCAGCATATGAAGAAGAACCGGCTATAATAGTTCCTTCTGCAGATCTTAATGGCTGTATAGTAGAAGCGTTAGTAACCATTAGCTGACCACCAACAACGTTAACACTTTCTTTTTCGAATACAGTAGTTTTTAATGTACCACGTATTCTCATATTTTCAAACTCAGCAGAACCGTTTCCTAAAGTATCTATTCTCCAACCTTTAACATTAGTTACGAAGTTAGATGATTCTATAGTGCCTGATGAATTAATTATCAAACCTGTTTCACCTTCAGCATAAGAACCTCCAAAGCCGGCAGCAGGAATTGATCTTATTTGATCGCCTGTTATTTCCCATCCACCAACTTTGTTACCTTGCTGACCGAATTGAGCAATGGTATTACTAGAACCGGTGCCTGCACCATCGTATATTTTTAAACCAAATAAATCTCCTGCGGCATTAGATATTTCTCCTAATCTAATTATTTCTTGCCCAGAAGGTTTAAATATAGTTAACCTTTTAGTAGAAGTATCAATATCAAAATTAGTTGTGTCTAACTTAAAAGTATCTGTTTTAATATCAATACCACTTGTTGTATTGAACCTTAGGTAGTTACTAGCATCCTTAGTAAGATCCAGCGTAGGAACAGCTGCATCCATACCTAATATTAATCCAGCATCGTTAGTAGCAAAACCTGTTTTAGTTCCTGCAACTATCATTGCGTCTTCAGCGCTTCCTGATATTTTAAATTTATTAGCAGTCCCTACTTCTATAGCTGAAGAGGCTCCTAATAGTTTTACACTACCACCACCTAAAGACATAGAAGCATGTGTTGAAGATATCTCTATATTAGAAGCAGATATTTCTAATAGCTTAGTTGATATACTTACATCAGTACCGTCAAATTTAGCAAAGCTTGATGCTCCATCTCCTACATAAAATCTCGGAGTACCACTATTATGTTGTAGTTGAATACCTTGATTACCGAAAGTAGAACTCTTAATAGAAATACTTTCGTTCGTAGCATCTAACACTATATTAGATGACTTACGTATTTCTGAGTTAGTAATGGTCCATCCTGCTATAGTACCACCGCTAAATAATACTGCTGATCCTGTTATATCACCACTACCTTTTAAACTAAAATTAGATGCTGAGATAAAATGGTCTGTATTAGACGCTGCTCCTGATATAAAGAAGTTAGGTGTACCTAAAGTTAAAGGACCGTGTATAGCGTCCGGGGTTATGCCAAATCCAGCTATCAAACCAGAAGAGGCTGTTACATCTCCTTCAAGTCTAGCTCCAGAAGCAAACATATATCCGCTAGAAGAAATAGCAAAGTTAGGTCCGAAGTGTACATAATAAGGAGCAGTTGATGCAGGATCGAAGTCTATATACCATTCGTCTGAGGTTAGTCCTCCGCCTGCGGAATTTGGAGCTTTAGTTTTATCGTAAAATTGACCATTAAATAGGTCAATAATCATTCTACTACCGGTAATTTGACTATCAGCTATAAAGACGTCTCCAATAGATCCACCGTTTTCTTGGAAGTCAGCAAATGCTTGACCACCAACAGGAACGTTAATCGTTACGCCATCTTTTCTTTGAAGAGATAAATTATTCTCACTAAATGAAGCAGTAAAGAAAAACGATCTAAAATTAGCATCTAATTCCTCATGAGTTAGAGGAGCTCCTTTCTCGTCTCTAAAAGTTATAGCCATTCTGTCTGTCCTTTATTATAAATACGCTCCAATTCGCTTATTAGCCCGTATACATAATATAAGCTAGAGCTAAAAATGGAGGTACGTGATGATCTGTATGTATAGTATGGTTATGACCTCCGCCACCACCGGTAGAATTACTAGTTCCGTTTCTCCAATAAACTCTAGTATTATCATTATCACTGTCTCCACTTCCTTTGTATTTAGTAGGTCCTACATAATCTACTCCACCTATAGCCCCACCAGCTCCTACTCCTACATTATGTATTTCTATAAAATAAGAATCTTTGTATGTATGAGTATGTGAAGGTATTTGAGAAGTAGTTAAAGTAGTGGTACCTGCATTACCTCCGTGATTGTGTGATATATCTCCTCCAGTTGCAACTGCGCTACCAGAAACGGTAGTTGTAGGTGTTCCTGTACTATTACTTGCTCCTACTACAAACTTATTTGTTAAGTCTGGTATAGTTAATCCGTTTACTGTGTTACCACTGTTACCATCACATAAAGTAAATCCTGAAGGTATAGCGTTCATATTACCTGACCACATTATTATACCTCCTAATGGAATTGGAGCTGCATTAACTTGTTTTACTATTTTACTTTGTGATACTACTAAGAAATCATAATGATCTGCAGTAGCAGCATTTCCTACTGTATTAAGAGTTACAGAACCAGATAAAGTTGAAGAACCACTAATATATAAATCTGCACTACCGGATAATACTCCTCCTATAGTTCCTGTGCCATTTACAGCAAGGTTACCAGAACCTGTTATATTTCCGTCTACATGGAGCTTACCTGTAGGTGAAGAAGTTCCAATACCTACATTACCGTCTCCTCCGAAGTGAGCTACTAATCTATTATAGGTTGGTTCTTGACTTGAAGTTGCAGGTGCTGAAATTATCGAAAAAGAATCATTACCTGATGTTGATTGAATTCCTACCAACACGTGTGCGTTTTGAGGTCCTTCTAAAATTATACCTCTTTCATTTCCTACTAATAGATTATTTCCTGTATTACTTTCAATTCTAGGGTTACTTGAGTCCCAAGTAAAAAGTTTTGATCTATAAATATCTTCATGAGTTTTTCCAAAAATAATACTTCCACTAACAACAAAATCTCCTAAAGATGAGTCAGCACCTTTATGTGTGATGTTACCGCTACCTTTTAATCTTAAAACTTCATTACCGTTATTAGTTTCGAAAATTATATCTGCATTGCTATCAGCGTGATGATTTCTAATAGTCAAGTCTTTAGTAGTACCTCCCATAGCAAAACTCGATGATACGCTACCTTGTGCAATAGCTAATGTACTATTTTCTAATACTACCTTACCTCCATCTACTCTTAATTTTTCGCCAGTTTCTAGAGAAGAAGTATTAATTGCTAAACCTACGTTTGAAGAATCATAAACTAATCCAGTTGCTCCACCGAACTGAGTACCGTTTAGTTTGTATTGAAGTTCATTTACATTTCCAGCTACCTGTACAGAGCCGGTAAAAGTATTTAAGGGAATATTTACTACCCCGGCAGACTGTAAAGCACTACCAGTATAGAATAAAGATAAGGAAGAAGAATCTGATGGTACAGAAGCAGAATAGAAAAAACTTTGAAAGTTAATATCTAATTCTTCGTATGATAATGCAGATCCTTTATTAGTTCTTAATGTTATAGCCATGGTTAAATATCTAGTTTTACTACTACAGTTGTTTCGTTATTGTCTGATACTGGAACTGGTTGCGCCATTTTAGCTACTGCAACTAATTCACTAGCATCGTTGTATAATCCTACTGTTGTAAAATAAGGGTTAAAGTAACTTCCAGTAGCGTTATCTGCTAAAGAACCGCTACTATCTTTTAATATAGAAGGGTTCGTACTGAAGTTAAATTCACTTTCCTTTACAGGACAGTGGTAATTATATGTATAAATAGGTTGAGATGATTGCCAAGTAATACTTCCGGAAAAATAGTTTGCATAGTATGCTCCTACTTGAGGATTAGTTATAACTATTAGACCATGAGAATATATTACATTCCCTACTACTCTTTGTGGTTGAGAGGCTGAAAGAATTAAATTACCGTTGCTATCATCTATTAATGTTGTTTTGTAATCATCAAAACCCGGTATTACAAATTCTTCTACAGTTTCATTAATATATGTCTCTTCATCTTCTACATATTCGTCATCTTGTAACTCTACTGCACCACCGTATAACGTATCTATTTCTTCAGCAAAGCTTTCCGATGCATAATTACCAGAGGCATCGCTACTAGTAAAAGCATAGTTAGATGAAGATACTGATGTAGGAGGAGAAATAATAACGCTACCTGGTTTGATATAAACTCCAAATAGTTCTTGTGGGACTGATATTACTGTAAATTTTCCTTGTGCCCTTCTTTGATTAGCAGTATAAGAGCTTTGCATATAATTTTCATATGCTGAACCAGACATATCATTAGAGCTGGTTGTTGGCATACCTAAATCATTGTATCCAGAATAATATAGATGATTTATACTATTATATACTAATCTTGTATAATGTTCGTAATTAGTACCTCCTAATCTTTTATCTCCGGTACTCGGTAACCATTCACCAGAACCAGAGATTCCTATATACGTTTCTACACCGAATTCATCATGTTGACTTCCACTAATAGTGAAAGTTTTATGAGCTACATACGATGTTAAGTATGAATCTTCTTTTTTTAATTTTTTGTAAGCAGCCATTCATTAATAATCAAGTTTGATTCTTATTAAGGCCTCTTTAGTAAAGTCTTTAAGTAATGGTTTAGATAATTTAGCTACACCTAATAGATCGTTATTATCATTATAAAGACCAACAGAAGTGATATAAGCCTGTGGGTTATTCACCATAGAGTTATGTCTTAACTCCCCTGAACCTGTAATATTAGAAGGATTATTAGAGTAATTAAACTCGCTATTTCTAACTCTTACAAATACATAATTAGAGGATATCGTTTCTTCTGAATTTAATTTAAATGATTGTGCTGAGCCATGATTTAGAGCTCCAAATAATATTCCATTATTAGCACCATTATTATCAGCTGAACCTGTAGTAAAGTTTAAACTCGTTAAGTGGTTATCTAATGCTTGTCCGTTAAGTAGTATAACGCCGATATCTGGTAAGAATTTACCAAATGAACCTGCATAATTATTTGCAGTAGAATATCCGTTACCACCGTCAAATGATACTCCATTAGATCCAGATATGATTTCGTATACTCTACCTGCATCATTATATGCAACTGTAGATATTTGACCGCTGTTGTCAGTTAGTTCTAAAGTTTGAGAACCTGCATGTAGTTTTATATTAAAAGTACCAGGCATTAATTTTTCTTTATATCTAGCTCTATCAACAGAAATAGCAAAAAATCCTTTTGTAGATGGTAATCCTCCGAAAAGAATATCTTGTTCTTCGTCTCCTATAACTAACGATCTATATTGACCGTAAATAGTTGAAGAAGGTGATTTACCTGCAACGTTTGAATTAAACGGGCTAGAACCAACTCCTGAACTATTAGCATAAGCAATAGAAAACTGTACAGCAGAGTTAGATAAATCTGAACCTGTTTGATATACATTTAAGTAGTAGTCTCCACTTGTTGCTGACTCTTGTGTAGAGGAAGTAAAAAATGCAGAGAGTTCATACGTATCAGTACTCCATACGGTAGATGATATAGAATCTGAGCTTACAATTACGTCTTCGTTGTCGAATGGTTTAAATGACATATCTTATTAGTTTATTTTAGTTACGTTAATTGGAATCGTTACTCTAGCTCCACTATCTCTACCAATAATAGTGATTGTACTAGTTAAAGAAGTACTAGAAGATCCGTATAACGTGTTAATAGTTGTTCCTGTTAAGTTAATTGAAGTACCTATTACTGTTTTAGATACGTTAGTACCTAAGGTTGTAGTAGCATTTAGTCTTTCAGCATCAGCAGTGTTTATACCTACACCTGTAAAGTTAGAAAGTAATCTTACGTCTGCTATAGTAACGGTATATCCACTTGATTCAAATGCTTGAGAAGTTCCTAAAAAGTTCAATGTTTGAGGAGTAATAGTTAAAGAAGCTCCTTGCTTCAAAGTAATAGATGCATATCCTGCTTCTATTATAGGTAATTTAGCAGTACCTCTTGGTAAGGTAGCTAATTTATATTTCATTACTTGAGTTTCATCAGGAAATGCTTCTAACAATGGCATGTTTTCGATTGCCTCACCGTAATATGCAGAACCAGATGGGTGTGTAGTATTATACAGTGTATAGTCTATTTCATCATCTGCTAATGCGAATTGGGTGATACGAAAAGATCCATCTCCTCTCGCTAGTAGCTCTCTTCCTTTTTTGGTCAAGATTGCGTCGACTGTTACGACTGAGTTATTTAAGTATCCCATTTTCTAACTTTTTTATTTATTATAAATATATTGTTTTATACTTTTATTGTTGTTATGCTGGACAAGTAAACGAAGAAACAACAAATCCTCTATCACCTGTGTTAATTAATGTTCTATTATCTTTTACCCATATTCGTTTATTAGAAACAGAAAGTATTCTATTACCCTCTATTTTAAATATTTGAGTACCAGAAAATCTACTCACTACGGTTTGGTCACCGAACGATGCTTGTGCTGTAGTTCCTAAAAATGCTCTACTAACTATTATTTCTTTAATATTAAGCTGAGTAGTAGTTATACCTATGAAAGTTCTAGTTACATTAAGTATATTAAGTACTTGAACAGTCTCTTGATTACTACCTGAGGTTAAGGTTAAGAGTTCTCCTACTTCTAAAGTAGCTAAGTTTTGAGGTAACCCTCTTAATAAGAAAGAATTATCGCTATTAGAAGAAATTATATTTTGAGCAGTATTACCTGCTGTTGAATTATAGAGTGCACTACTTGTTATAGTTCCTACTTCAGAACTTAAAACTCCTGGTAGCTCTCCAGAACCTATAAATAAATAATCTTCTAATTCACCTCGATCTGATAAGCTCTGACCACATATAAAAGATGAAGTTTCCTCTAACCTATACTCTTTACCTTGAAACGTAGTAGCACTTAAAGCAGGATCTATACCCCCATAATCTGCTGAATCAGTTTTAGTACCGTTATATCTTGCATTGGTTAACCCTGTATCTGTATAGCTTGAATCTTGTACTAAAGCAGGTGCTGCATAGGGAACTTGATCATTAAAGTATTGACTTACGGTTAAAAAGTCTTCTAAAGCAAGTTCGTTACTAGTAAAAAAAGGCTTAAAAGTTATAGTTTGTCTTAAGCTGTTATTGAATGAAATAATTTCAGTTTCTTGTTTTACTCTTACAAATACATTACCAGATGTAAAACTACCTGAAGTTATAGATAATTGTAAAGGATCATAAGTAAAGTTCAAATCTCTATCAGTATAGGTTTGAGTTGCCAACGTATGAGTTGTTCTATGACCGTTAGCATTAGTAAAATTCGCATTATCATCTACCTGAATGATTAATGAAGAAGTAGCATGTAGTGTATATGCTGAATTATCGTATGCAGTTTCAGGAACGCTTATAACTGATTTTTGAGGAAAACCTAATACTCTTTCTAAATCGAATTGTAAAACTCTCAATTCTAAGTCTCTATTATTGAAAAAGCTTTGTACAGAAGAAGTAAGTGCTCCTTGTATTGCATTATTAGTAGTATTATAATCGCTTTCTTCTATAAAAGGAGTTATACCTCCAGTAGCTAATTCATAGTTCATAGTAAATACCTGTTCTCCAACTCCTGCAATTGCATTAAAGTTGTTAGGTCTTACTTGTCCGCTACTTCTATCAACATCAAATCTCAAGAAATTACTTTCAGGATTTTCAGCGTTAGATAATACTGCGTTATAGTTGTTGTAGAAGAAAGGTTCTGTTAGGTAAGGAGATATAGCAATGTTAGCGTTGCTACTAGCAGATACTGAATTAATAGTTTTATTATCTACATCTAAAAAGAAATATCCGCTTTTTTCGTTTATGTCTAAAATATCTAACGATACATTACCAGAACTGGTTAAAGGTAGAGTAATTTTACTTAATTCATTTAAAGATAAGGCAATGTTGTCCCCATCTATATCTGTATTAGATACATTGATAGCTTTAATTTGCTGTTGACCATTAATTTCTTTATGCAAAACTGTAATGGTTCCGCTTGCTGGGGCTGTGTTAGAAAATACTCCTTGTCCTGGCATCTTTTACTTTATTATAAATATAGTTTTAGTATTTTTATTGAACATTTTGATTACCACCTTGATCTTGCATAAATTTAACATTATGAGATAAAATATCATTAGACACATAAGTAAATGCGTTTTCTACAGATATCTTTAATACTTCACCATCGCTATAGTCTTCGTACTTTATAAATTCATTTCCTGATAGTATATCTCCTTCTTCTAATAAATTAGCTGCAATATATTCATCTTTATTGTCTACATAAAATCTATGATTTGGTGAAACTACAATTTCTTTATCTCCTGCAAATACTTTTATTCTAGTGCTATGTAGAGATTTTTTTTCATTAACTCTAGCATTAACCCATTCTAAAGAGGTCTCTTGTTGAGTTCTTATTTCATCTCCTACTGCTAATAAACCTGCTTTTTTAGTAGTTCCGTCTGCCATTAATATCATAACATTAGGTGCGACACAACCTCCACCACCTCCACTTGATGTTGTTCCATTTTGAGTAATAACATGTGTATCTAATGTTGTACCTCCTGTCTTTAAAGTAAGTGTTACTGTTCTAGAGGACGTAGAACTATTTGATCCAAAATACAATTGGAAACTACCATTACCAGTACCTGAACCATTGGTTAAAGTAACCCAAGTTTGATTCTTATTTATATACCAGCTCAATGATTGAGGTGTTGTACTTACGCTAAGATATACAGAACCTGCTGCTGAGGATTTAGCTGTACCTCCATATATTTGACCTTGCTGTACGTTCATTACTAATGAATCTGTAACCTGATTTCCGGTATTACCTGCTACATCTACAGCCTGTGCAGTTACTGAAACTGTACCGTTAGGTAAGCCGTGAGCATTATAAGTTATTGCCTTAGTTGCAGTTGCTGTATGTGTGTTTAAGTTATTAAATGCTATAGTAGTAGAATAAGGATTACCTCCTCCTGTACTTTGTAGAGTTAAATTTATAGTTCCTCTTTCATTATTAGGTACTCCAGAAACTTTAACAAACAAAGTACCCGTAGAGTTTGTAGTTTCTCCAATAGAGTATGTACTGTCAGTAAATTCTACACTACTTAAGTTAGGTACTGAAGTATCTAATAAGCTAGCGGTTAAAGTATTAGTATCTGTAGGTGTTACGTCTCCTTTATTAGTAGCAAATGAACCGGCATTATTATTAGCATCTTTTAAGAATACATCCAGTAGAACATTTGAACCGTCTGGTATAGAAGAAACGTCTATAGTAGCTGATTGAGTAGTAGCATTTGTAATTGTTCCTGTGGCGTTAACTTTATTATTACCTATAGATGCTGTAGCGTGATATGATGCACCTAATTCACCATCGTATATATAAAATGCTGCTGCTGTTTTATTAGTTGAGTTTATAACAGTTCCAGTACCAAGATTCCAAGTTGCTGTATATCCAGCTGGTGCAGTAGAGTCGAATTTGCTACAATCTGCTACTTCTAATACTTTTCCTTGATCAGCACCTTGGCCTGTTCCTCCTACCCTAATACTGTGTCCATTAGGCATTTTATACCATTTAGCTGCTGCATTACCTCCAAATGTAGAGTTACCTGCAATATCGAGGTAAATGAAAGTTCCTACTGTATTAGGAAAAGATCCGGTATCGTCGTGATAGTATGTAGCAGTACTGTTATTAGTAGCACACGATGCAGTTCCATCGTTTGCTGCTGTAGGATCCATTTGAAATGCTGTATATATTGCATCTTCGCCTTCATCGATAAAGACTATATCGTAATTTAAACTTGGAACGTTTACTTGTTTAAATAAATTAGCTTGGTTGAGTTCTCCGTCAGTTATTTCTATATAACTACCGCTCAATTCTCCTGTTAGTTTTGGAGACTCATCTTCAGTCCATTTAATTACAGAACCAGATTTAGTTCTAATATCTTCTTTGTATATCGTAGTTTTTTCTCCTGGTTTAACAGTATTTAAAGTTTTAGTATAGTTAACAAAGTAACTTAATACGTCTGTATCGGCTTCCATTGTAGCTGCTGCAATAATTACATCATTAGCTAAAGGTGTAAAAGAAGATGATATATTACTTACATTATCTCTTACTACCCAGCTATTCTGTCCATGAGGACTATAATCTATAGGAACGATATGAGGATGTGCTGCATTTAGATTACCTGAACCTCCTTGTCCATTATTAATTCCAAATCTATTAGCAGCTGATTCAGAAGTAAACATTAAATAAAAATCTAAGTCTGTTGAAGTTGTACCTTCGTATGGAGTATATACAGTTCCGAAAAAGTTATTGTCTGGAAATGTATAAACTGTACCGTCTGGATGATAAAATTCAGTACCTCTAACAACTATTTCTCCAGGGTTAGCTGTTGTAGGGTTTGAAAAATCTACTTGAAAAGTAAAGTTACTTATACCTCCTACTTTTTGAGGCCAGTAAGCCTCTATATCTTTTAGTTTTCTTAAATTCTTTTTACCTACTTGATAGCTTCCTCCGTCTGATCCTGTAACAAATGCTGTATCTATGCTTCCGGTATATTCAGGTTTCGTACCAGACATTTCAGGAGTTTTTGCTTTTGATCTATCTAATGCATGAGGTTTTATAATTATACCTGAATCAAGAGTTGAGGATGCAGGAACAAAATCTTTTATCATCTTAAATAAAACATTATCAAAAAACTTTAATGATCTTACAAAATCATTTAATTGTACTCGATCAATGTTTATTAAAATACCTTCTGCAAACTTGCTTAATTCATTATAAGAACCTTTATTAGAGTCTCTAGGATCTCCTATATAATCATCAATATCAAACGTAGATAAAAGACGAGTTTTAATATAATCGTTTATTAAATCAGCCGGTGAAAAACCAACTTCTAATCTATGAATATCTTTTATTCTATCGTTTTCTTTTTTCTGAATAGACTTAGTAGACGTTAGCACCTTACCAACAGACCCGCTTGCTCTAGTTTCTACTCTTATTTTTTCTACTGAAGATTTTTCTTCAGCAAAGCCAAGAAATTTAGATTTACCTATTATATCTCCTCCGTACTGTTTAACAGTTAGAAAACTAGAAGGAATTCCAAAACAGTTTATTAATGCTCTTAAACCTCTTTCAGTTCCTTTGGTTTTAAGTAAATAAGGTAAGTTATGATATATTCTCTTATAAACTTCTCCTTCATAATCTTTCCTAGAAATAGGTTGAGCATCCGAAGGTATTCCGGGAACCTGTAAAAAAGTATTTACTACTTCTTCTGAGCTTCCACTGTCGTAAGTATCAGCTATTAAGTAATTGAATAAGTCGTTAGAACCTTCTGCAGAGTTGTATAATTTAGTACCAAAGCTTTTAAGTACGTCTCTAACTAAATCTTTAGATATACCAACATTAAGTCTATTGTCGTTATCATACTTATCAGTAACAGCTCTGGAGTATATCCACAAGTTATCAAAGTGTTGACCTATCATATGAACAAATAAGATAGCACTGTTATTCTTTGTGTCTTCTGCTATATAAGAAGGTATAGCATTAGTTAATACATCATAGTTAGAAGTATCGTAGTTAGACGCAGAGGTTAGTTGATTTGCATACCAGCTTATACCTTCAGATGATGTAGTGTGTAAATTTATATGAGGCTTAACAGTTGTAGACTTAGGCCATGCGTTAGATCCGCTTTCATAATAAAGGTATCTTTCATAATGATCAAAATTATCTATTACTCCTTTTATTAATCTATCGTATCTAGCTTCGCTACCAGAAGCTTGAGAAGTATTACTAAGTTGATCTTTGCTTCCTTGATAAGTTTGTATAAGTTGAACCTTATATTTAAAGTTTTTAAGTCTTTCTTGAGCAGATGAAAAATTTATAAAGTTAGAATAGTCAGAGTAATCTATGTTTATATCAACACTTTTTTCACTTAAATAACTAAATATTTCTCTATTAGAATTTAAATTAGCATAACTAAAAAGTTCATCGTAATTAAAATACTCTGTAGGAGAGGAATCGTCTGTATCTAGTTCTATATTAAAGTTAGCAGCTTTTAACGTTGGATAAACTATAGGATCTTCTTCAATATCGACTTCTATTTCAACTACTACTGAGTCGCTTATTTTTTCAACTAACTGTACTTGATTTTTTACTAAGATATTATCAGGAAGCTCTTCGTAAAGTTTTAATGCTACAGTATACTTGTCGTCAAGTTCGTATACATCTACATTAGTTACTATAAAAAGATCATTATTTCCGCAGTTTAACCAATACTCTTCAAAGTAAGTTTGGGAAGAAATATTTTCTTTTATCTCTTCAGTCTTATTAATTAACCTGTTAATATCTAATTTTTCAGTATATAGTAAAACTTCTTTTCTATCTTGAGAGATAGAGTGAATATAAAACTCTTGTTTATTATTATCAAAAGTATATAAATCATTTAAAAAATGAAAAACTATCTTATGGTCTACTCCTACAAAGCCATTCTCAGCTGCAATTTCTTCAGGCTGTAAAGTAAAATTAGTTATAGCACCTTCAGCATCAGTTTCAACATTTGAAGAAATATTATAATCGTATAACGAAAATATTTTTTCATTATTCACAGAATAAAAATGTGTTTCTATGTAATGCTGTGAGGGATCGTAATTTTTATTAATTTGATAGTTATCTATTAGACGTAAGTCTGCGGAAGAATAATTTTCATTATCTTCTATAGAATCAAAATCTCTATCTATTAATGTATATGTTATATTTGCCATTTACTAACCTGTAAAATTATATCCTAAATCATCTTCTCTTTCAGGATCTTTATATGTAATTATTCTTGTTCTAACTTTTAAATTACCAAAAGAATCAATTGCGTCTTTAATTTCATTTGCTTTAAATCCACCTTGTTTAAGTTCGTCTACTAAAAAGTCTACAGTCATATCTCCTGCTTGATTTTTATTTTTAGCTATTAAAAAGTTCTTTTTAGCATTTTTACCGAATCTATAGCCTCTTCTTCTTCTAACTGAAGGATACTCTCTTTCATCTGAATCCTCTGCAAATAACCACCAGTATCTAGCTGCGTATGCATTATTGAAGTTATTATAAAAGCTGCCATTAAATCTAGCTCTATGTATTAATCTAGCCCATTCTCTTCTAGGTTTTTTCAAGAATCTTCTAGCATGATATAAAGTAGTATTTTTCTTATTCATCATGTCTTTGATTTCTTTAACCGCTGCTGTAGTATTTGCTGATGATGCTGCAGCAGCTGCTTTAGCTTGATTTTCTGCTGAGGTCTTGGCTGCTTCTTCTGCTTTTTTAGCTGCTTCTTCTGCTGCTTTAGAAGCCATTTCAGTTGCTCTATTAGCAAGTGAGTTAGCGTTTTCTAATGTAGCAATAGTAGCATTGGCAGTTTCTAGTTGAGTTCTTAGCAATTGCATTTGTTCAGCATCTGCAAAATTCAATTCTCCACCGTTAGCTAATTGAGTTTCTAATTCCAGTATTTGTCTATTTTGTTCTAGTATTTGATTTCTTAAAGAAGCTACTTCATCTAATAAAGGTTGTATACTTTCTAACTGAGCATCAATTTTATATAGCTCTGAACTTCTTTCTACTAAATATTGATGAGAATTATCTACTCCTTCTATAGGTATAGTAATATACAATTTATCGTATAGTCTAAAAAGTTCTTCGACAGTATCAGGATCAACAACAGGGTCAGGTTCTTTAAAGAATTTAAACCTATTGTCGATAGTGCTGATATACTCTTTCCTATCGAAGACTGTCTTTTTTATTTCTACGTTTTTAGCCATTTCTAACTATCTTAAAAACTTCATTAGTATCTGCAATAATAGTAGATCCGTCAACTTCAGTTTTAACTAACAACCTATAATATCTTTCAGGTTGTAATCCATCCATAAACATATCAAAATACATACTAGTTGCATCGTGATTAATATAAGTACCGGTACTAAAGTCTATGCACATTTCTTCGGTGTTTTCGTCTTTTAACCCCCAGAAAGAACCAGTAGGTAATACATGATTATTAATGTACGCTGATGAAGTAGTAAACGTTCTTGTAGGGTATTTAGGTCTACAGTGTAATCTAAATCTTTGCTTATCTCCTGTAAAGTTAATATCGTTATTAGTAGTATACTCTCCTTTATTGTTTCTAACTGATAATATAAATTCTGAATCAGTAATTGAAGGTAACGAACCAGTAAATATACCAGCCGCTGTTGATTGTATTTCAATATGTGGTGGATATATAGTGTTTGTATCAGCACTAAAGTACTTTAATCTTACTGAAGAAGAAGCATTAAATTCGTATTGATCTTCTAGTTTAAGAACAAAACCATAATCTCCTAAACTTCCGCTTCTATAGTCACTACCGAATAAGTCGGTTACTACCATATCTAAATCTAGATCTGAGTTTTGATTAAAGGATTGAGAAGCAGAAGATGTATACCATACACCGCCTCCTTTTAGATCATCTTCGAAAGACGCAGTAACACCGGTAGCATAACTTGCTGTCATCCATTGGTCTTGTGATCCAGCTTTTCTATAAAGCCAGCTACAACCTGTAAGATTAGAAGGTTGATCTCCAAATTTTCCAGTACCAGGATCCCAAGATTGAGATAAAGGGTGTAGGTTTAAATTAAACGAATAAGGTAATTCGTTAGCAGTAGCTAAACTACCTTTAAGTCTAACAGTATAGTTTTCGCTATTACTAGAAGCAGATATAGCTGCTATAGCTTGCTCTACTTCTGTTCTGTTAAATTTTATAAACGTACGTAACGTTTCACCTCCACCAGAGGTTTTATACCCTCCTACCTCTAACATTTCATCTTTACCATGATTAGATAAAGATTTCTCTGTGGATATGAAAGTATCTTCTATCGGAAATATTTTTATTACTGCCATCTTATAATGTTGTTACTCTTCCTTGTATATCGTTATTAGGAAACTTGACTTCAAATATCATCGGATCTAAAGAAGGATATACTATATTATTTTTTGTTGCACCTTTAATATCATAACTAAAAGTAGAGTAGTTACCTGCTACTTTAGGTTCTATCATTACATTTTGTACTGTTTGTACTCCTTTTACTCTATCTAGTAAAGTATATATAGTTGAGAGATTTATAGGTTGATTAATAGACCATTTATCAATATTAAAATGCTCTTTTAATACTTCAGTACACTTTAGTATAACTTCTCTAGAGTTATAACTAGGTAGCGTTATAATTTCAAATTTAACTCCTATATTAATAACAAAAGCATCTTTAATCGTACAACCGTCAGTTAACGATTTAAATTGACTTAAGTATACTTTTAAGTTGTTTTTCAATTCTTCTTTAGATTGAATCAGTTTTTTATTTATATCGTATGCTAATACGTAAAGACAGACTCCTAGAGGATTATAGACTTGTGCGTCTGATGTTGGTATGTCAGCGTCAGTAGTTACAAATGCTTTAGCAATAGCTCCTAGAGTAGTTGGTAGTGTCATAGCTCTAAATGCGTAATCTTGTTTAGTTACTATTCTACCTTGTTCGTTAAAAGCTCTTAAAGAGTTTTGCCTAATTTCTTCTACAGTATCTCCGTCTTTACCTCCCTGTGCTGCTGCTGGATTAGTAAAGTCTAATGTATTCAGGAAAGCATTATCGGTAACTGAGGTAATTATAGCTTCTTGATTAACTAGTGTGTTAGAGTTGATATTAGAAGATACTCCTCCTCCTTTTATATATCTTACAGTTAAAGTTGTATTAGAAGGTGCATTACCGTAAGCAGAACTAAACAAAAAGTTAGATGGGTCATAAGCATAATCTGTTCTTCTAATACCTTGATTAGTTCCTCCACCTACCTTTGTAGGATCAGGTAAAAAGGTATCATCATTAGAAGATGACATTCCTGCACCAAACTGAATAAGAAGTTGTCCAGTAGAATTAAACCTTGTTACAAACCTATTTGTAGCTGTGGTTGCAGATAATAAGTATGGTACTTCTCCTGCGTTATTACCTGTGTTGATAGCTTCAGTAAAAACTACATCTTGACCTAAGTAAGGTACTTCTGTGTATTTATTTCCATCTCCATCAGTAATATCTAAGATTCCTATAATTTTACTATCATCAATAGTAAGAGTTAAAAATTTACTAGCACTACCAACGGTAAACTGTTGAGATACTATTTCTCCAGAATGAGCTTTTACTGTTTTTTCTAATTCATATTCAGTAGGATTTCCACTACCGTCTATACTGTATATAGTAACTAGAGTAGGATCGTATGAACTTGAAAAAGAAAAATCAACTTTATTATCAAGTATAAACTTTTCATTACCGGAAGCTAGCACTCCGTTTTCAGCTACGGTTATAGCTTGATTGTAGTTAGGTTCATAATTAGAACCAGAAGCTGCAACTCTTTGAGTTACTTTAACTTCTACGTTTGATGCTGTAGTAACTCTAGGTTTATATCCCATCATATAAGCCATAGCATATAAATTACCAGGATCTTGTGCGTACTGTAGGAATGTTTCTTGTAGTTGGGAGTCTTGATAAAAAGATAAAATATCTCCTACATAAGCAGACATTTCAACAAACATCATACCAGGTGAGGTAGGTGAAAAATCGTTATATGAATCAGGAAAATAGTTTTTAGCTAACTCTACTAACTGTCCTCTCAAACTAGAGAAGTCTTTATCTGTATATTGTATTTTAATATCTTGAGCCATTATTGTTCAAAATTTATAGTTATTTCGTCTTCTACTTGTGTATCGACTAGTCTAAAGTTTAATGAAAAACTAATCAAGTTAGAATCTGCTTCACCTACTAAGTTAAGGTTTAATATTTCTAATTTAGGAAAATATCGAGCTAAAGCATCTCTAATTAAAAACTCTAGATCTGTTAGATTATCTCTGTTTATATTTTCAAAAATTAAATTTCTTATACCAGAACCAAAGGTAGGGTTAAAATACCTCTCTCCTTTACCAGTTAGTATGTAGTTGATAAGATTAGCTTTTATAGCTTCCTTCGTTTCAAACGTTGAATTAAATACACCCTTACCGTTAAAAGGTAAATCTATACCTACAGCTTTTCTAGGCTGTAAGTCTATAGGGTTTATTTTTTTCGCTTCAAACGCCATTTTATACTACTTGTGTTTTCTTATTAGATAAATCTAATACTGCTTTTGCTTTATTTACAAAATCTAAATTAGATATATCTAGTCCTGGTTGATTACCTGAATTCATGTTCATTTGATTAGCTACCGTAGAAGCCATATTTGGCATTCCAGTTACCATATCAGATGTTCCAGTGAATACATTTCTATATTCTTCATTAGTCATATTATTAGCTGTTTGCTTTAACATTTCATCTATACTCTTCTTACCGGTCGCTACTGGGTTAGTAGGAGATGGTTTTGGCATAGTTACATTTGAAGATTTAGCCTCATTAGTTGGAGTACTCGCAACTTTAACAGCTTCGTTAAGTATGTCTTGTAACTCTTCCTTAACAGCTGCTTTAACTTCTTCTCGTATAATTTTACGTAATTGATTTAGTTTCATATTAATAAATAGTTAAGTTATGGAAGTTGATTGTCTATTCTGAATTTTATTTCGTCTACTAGCACTTTTGTTGAAGAGCTAAACGATGCCGGTCCTCTCATTACTACAACTCCTCTATCATTTTCTACTTGAGCAAACCGTCTTTTTGCAAATCCAGGAGATTCTTTATCCTCTTGAATTGTAATCTTATAGTTTTTATAAAAAATATTACCTTTATCATCTATTCCAGTCAAGCCAGCATTAGCAGGTAAGTTTTCTATTAACGCTAATACTTCCTGTTTTTGATCATCTGGAAGTGCTTCTACACATTCAAATAGCTTTAAGTCTATGCTTTGTAGTTTCTGTTTTACTGGATCTAGTCCGTCAAAGCTTATGTCTGTTAAATCTAAGATTGCTTGAGCATCTTTCATTAATAAGTCTACTATTTGACAAGCTATATTAAGCAGTTGAGCAAATCTATTTTGAGCTCCTACAGTAATCGAGAATACTTGACCACCGATATCTGCAGTTCCTCCCGTAGGTGGTGTTCCTATAGTAGTAGGCATAGGTATTTGTTCTAATACTAATACAGTAGCTTTAGCTGCTTGAATTGGTGGTTTCATTTGTTCAGCAAACTTTTTTACAGGTCCTATCTTTGATTCTAACCCGTTAATCATATTAAGTAAGTTATCTCTAACTGCTAATAGTTTTTTTAATTCTTCGACTGGTGGGCAGGCTTGACCCATTAGCTTTTCTACTATTTTATTTACTTCTTCATAAACCTTAGCAATAATATAAGCTTCTAGTTTAGCTAGGTATTGGGCAACAAATGCCGCAAGATTCGATGGAGGTATACTACACGGCATTATTCTATATAAAGTTTTTTAGATTTAAGATTACTTCTACCTTTAGGGTTAAGTTGTCTTTTTAATTGTTTAAGTACTATTTGAGATGATTTACCTCTTAAATTAATAGTTGGTATAGCATCTCCTTTTATAGTTTTAGCTCTTCCCATAGCTTTAGCCATAGCTTGAAGTTGATCTAGTATATCTTCCAAGTATGCCTCTAATCTATGTCCAAGTACTGCTGGTTGTTTACTTGCTCCTTTAGCTGTTCTAGCTTGAGTTCCTAAATATATCTTATCAGCATCTATACACATATAGTCTTGTCCGTCAATATTAACTGTATTGGAATTTAATCCTATAGAAGTACTACTTGATAATAGTATATCGTTTTTACGGGCATTTAAAACTAACCTATCAGCGTTAAATAGTATTTGGGGACCTTGATATTTGTTAGGTGTATCTGGTATATCGTCATATGATAATCTTTTATTATTAGCTAATTCTAAAGGTATTTTATGATTAGAGGTTAGAAATATAGAAGACGGGTCTTTATTAATGTCTTCTATTATATGCATAAAACCGTTTTCAGTTTCACCTTGCCCGTTACTAATAATGAATATAGGTTTGTTTTCGTTTGTACTGTCAGTAAATGGAGATTTAGGATGAGGTAATCCAGCAAATCTTATAGTCTGTCCTAAACGACCTTCTAATATCATATCACCAGGAAAAGGTTGCAAAGGAGCAACTTTATCGTCTGGTGTTAAATTTTCTCCTATATTTACTTCTGGGTTATCTTCAGTTCGTACTGGTATAGCATTATGATGAGGGTGGTTCCATATAGCATAAGGAGTTATATAATAATACTTACCTTCTCCTGATCCATCATCTACAAGTCCATCCGGTCCTTTAGTTAGGAATACTATTTCGTTTTTTAAAGGAAGGAGTTTTTGATAGCTGCTAATAGGAAAAGCTTGACCTGTATATTCTTCTTCTCCTGTTTCGGAATTATCTAGATTAGTTTCATCTATCAACCTATAAAAAATCATACCGATACTATTAGGACCGTCGTATTGATCGTACAAAGGATGATCGCTATCTAATATAATGTCGATAACTCTAGCAGGATTAGTTTTATCTCTACTAACATTATCTAAACCACTGGGTAAAGCCCCGCCGGTACGAAAATTAAAATCTATCATTACTCTTTTTCTTCAGTATCTTTACTAACGTCTTTTACTTCATCTTGAATTTCTTCAGATTCTTGTAACAGTTCTTGTAAGTCATCAAAATTAAACATTTCGCCATCTCCGCCTTTAGCTGTGATAGCTTCTAGTCTCTGTATTACTGTTGCTAGTTTAATTAAATGCTCATCATTTTTAACTCCTATCTCCATATACTCTTTAATCATAGGTACTATTAAAGTTGCATCTCCTATATTTTCTATAAGAGGTTTTAGTTCACCTATAAGAGCTCTAACCTGAGATTTAGTTTCTTTAGAATTGTCGTAAATTTCGCTAAAAAGATCAGATAGTGATTTACCTTTAAATATTTCTTTACTACTGTCCATTATAAGTCTTTTTTAATAAATAGATTTAAACTAACTTTGTTTTAATTAGTCCTATACTATTATATTTTTCATGCAACTTATAGTATTCAACTTTCAACTTATTTACTACTTTAGTAAGATGAGGAGTTTCACAGTCTGTCATTTCTCTTATATAAATATACAGTGCTTTTTTCTTGAATATATCTAAATCTTGTCTAGTCTTAAATATAGTAAGTATAGCGTCTGCTATTTTCCTTTCGTTTTCTTTTGGAAATAACTCCTCTAACATTATATATGTCTGATCAACATATAAATCTAAAAAGGTACCTAGAGAGATAGCATTATCCTCATTAGGTATAGGGGAAGGGTTGTAACCTTCTTGCATTTCATCGAAGGTTCCTACCTTTTTTAAGTTTTTATAATTTTTATTATTATAATTAATTAACCATCTTTTAACTATAGTACCAAAGTAAGAATATGCTTTAGCACCATTAGTAGGATCAAATTTCATTATCTTTTCCTCCAAAAGCATAGAAACTATTTCAAGTTTTAAATCTTCTATCTTATCAACATCGGTATAATAAAACTTAAAAGTATGTATAATATTCTCTGCTAACTTGTAGAAAGGGAAGTAAATGTGTTCGGTAAAGATACTATTTCTATACTCTGTATCTGTAGAGGTGTTGTATTTAACTATATACTCTTCTGTTTCTTTAGTAAAGTAATTAGCTTTGCTCTTCTTTCGTGCCATAATTCTCGGGGAGCATGTATCGGTCTAGCTCTTTTTGTACTAGTTTCATTTGTTTAAAAAAGTAACCGACCTCATCATCTGATTGAAAGACCCCTCGTTCATCAAGCTTATTAAGGTGCTTTTTAGAATCACCTATTAAATTAGAGATATTTTGAAGATATTGTGTTTGATCTATAGTAACGTCTTCGTATTTCTCTACTTTTATAAGTAAGTTTCTTATAATATAAGATAAAATAAGTATAATTCCAACTATTATTCCGGAAATTATGTATAAAGTTGTAGTTTCTATTAACATTTATAATTTTTTTAACATATTAGTAAGCCCTTCCGACGAATTAACTCGTTTTCCTGTGGAAGACTTAGTTTTCTTAACGGTCGAGTTGGTATTACCACCATTTCTCTTCCAAATATCGTATTCAACCTTAGAAGCTAAGAAGTCTGCACTGTGAAGTACGTTAACTATTGATGTTCTCATCCTAGCATTAGGGTTATTAGTAAAAAAGTAAGGCTTATTAGCATCGGAAAACACTCCATCGTGTAATTTTATAGCTAAATACTCGTTTTTAGTTAATTCTATACCAAATTTCTGTAAAGTAAATAAAGATCTATCTGGAACTAGCATAAATTCAAGTTCTGAGTTAGGAGTATACATTTCATTTAACTTATCTTGTCTCCATTTATCAGTCTGAGGTATGTATGATGGTATATTAGGATCACCTATCTTACCTAAGTCATGGAATAAAGCAGAAAATACTAATTCTTCTTCGGTATAATCAACCGTACCTCCCATATCTTTATAAAGTTGTGATTGTTTTACGGCATATTGAACTACTCTATTAACGTGATCAACATATCCTCCGGCAAAAGCATTATGAAACCAAGTTTTACCGCTAGCAGGAGCCATAATATACTCCTCTCCTAACTTTTCAATCATAGTTTTAACCGAGTCTTTACGGTCTCCTATGTAATGGTCAATAATTTTAATGTGTTTTTCGTAATTATTACTAATTTGCTCTGCTTTTAAACTCATAATATAGTATTCCTTTATTAATAACCTATTAATCTATATATATTTATATATTAATATAATAATTTAATAAAAATTAATATTAAATAATAATTTATATATTATATATTATCGAAGATAATAAAAATATTGCTGAATGGCAACTATTCTATTATATATTTTTCAATAAAATCATCTTTTTCTATAGATTCCAATCCTGCATCCCAAAAAACCTTCATATATACACTAATAGTGTCACCTTCTAAGCTAGGAGGAATAGGTCCAACTGTACGCTTTGTAGTAAACTCTCCATTAGAATCATCTGAAAAGTAGACCCTTGTGTCATTTTGTACTACTGGAAACACCATTCCTGCAAATTGACTTAAATAAACAGTAGTATCCTGTACTGCAATTGGATATCCGTAATAAGTTTCAAGTCCTTGATAAGGATTATATAGAGGAATAGTAAAAGCTAACGTATCTCCAATAGTATAATACGTATCTGTATCGAATTCCGCCGAAACTACAGGTTGATCATTATAGTAAAAATAAGGATTCGTACGAGTTGCATGAATATCGATAGTAAAGTATGGTAAGTATTCACTATCCCAATCAAGATCTACATGAGTATAACCATTATCATCTTTATAGTATTGAGATGTTATATATGCATCACACTCTCCGGTTTCACATACGGAAGGGAGGAGGGCGTCGGTTGTGCATGATATAGATAATGATAAAAGACCTATGGTCGCCGCCGCGCGAAACGCGCGCAAGTTGCCCCGAGAATTTTTATACATATTATTTATTATTAGATTCCCAGTGTTTTCTAAACTCATTCATCAAAGAACCCATATTACCAGGTTCTCCATCAGCCCAAGTATTAGTCTTAGACATAGCCTCTCCTACATTCATAGGTAGACCTTTTGCTTTCTTATCTAATAGGAATTTTAATAGTTTATTTTCTTTCATAACCTTTATTTATACATAAATATACGAAAAAAAAGTCAGTTAGGCAACTATTTTATAAGGTTTTTTGCTTCTTCTAGTACTAGCATTTGTATATATGATACTATATCCTGGCACTTTTCGTACTCTTCTATGGATTCAAAGTATTGAAGTAGAGTGTTGAGAGCAAAAGAAGTAGACTTTTTATCATAGGAGTCACCAATGGTGTAGATAGATTCAATAGATTTCAGATTGATTCTGAGAAGATAGTTATATAGGCGATTGTAGTATTTGTGCTTAATAACAGGCTCGGCTTTGACAAACTCTTTAGGATAGTTCTTAAGATATAACATCCTCATCATTTCATAGTTCTCTAACCCACGTGTTACCATACCCATTAGAACGAAAGGATTTTCTAATAAATCCTCTGCTCCATGTTCTTTATATACCTCCTCGTCTCCTTTCTCGAAGATACTAAATAATGTATGTGGATTTAACTTTTGCATCATATATAAATAGCTATCCGTAAAGATAGGCAGAAAAATTACTATAGGCAAAAAAATTTGCCGAAAAATTTCCCCGGGTTTCTTTGGTTTTTAACCAAAAAGTTCTTATATTAATTATATAAGCAAATTTAGATATATGGCAAAGACTTATTCATTTGATTTTATGTTTGATTTTATAGAAAAGGTAAAAAAGCATACCAAGATCCTATATACTCTTATTATCATATCTTATATCTTTCTGGGTACATTAGTTTATTTACAACATAAACATAATCAACTCTTATTAGATAGGGTAGTTACATTAGAGAAAACAGTTGTAGTTAAAGATGAAGTTATTCAATCTGTAGCAGAGCAACTAGGAGATGAAATTGCTAATTTTTATAAAGAGATAATCAAAGAGAGAAAGAAATGATGTCAAGTATAGAAGATATATTATATTCTGCTGAAAGCCATGGCAAAAGAACTGATCTGCTCGATAGAGTAAATACTATCAGAACTAATAGCCCAGGTAAATCATTAGAAGAAATATATACGATGGCTTATGAGGAGGTGATGAACGTATAAGATATGATAGAATGTGTTATATGTAATGCCGATATAAAGGATTTCGGACATAATCCCGATCCTATCAATGAAGGAAAAGGAAGATGTTGTGATAAATGTAATATATCATACGTTATCCCTGCTAGAATATACTCTTTACGTACTAATAATATATAAATATATATTACTATATAGTGAAAGTTATAGGATTTATGCGAGTAGGTATGGAAGAATCTTGCAGACTACCAACTACTTAGGGAACTATACTGTCAGGTTTCTATCAAGGTGATATCTAGCTGCCTTCAAAGTGACAGCCAAGTTACATTACTTCTCGGTAAGGTAGCAGTAGGTTAGCATAAGGCCGGTCATAAGAGTAAGACTTGCCATAGATAGTATAGGATAAGTTAAAAGTAATAACATACCACTAAAGAATAGCCATATAAGAGTAGTTAATACCTTATACGCTATATATAGTCCAGCTATTATAAGTACAGTAAGGCCTATAGTATATATTGATTTATTCATATATGTATATGTTTATATATTATTTAATTACGTGCATACTATATAAAGGAAACGTATATGTAGTCTTCTGAGTCATCAAATCATATGTATATCCTCTCATAGTAGTCTTACCTATCTTATCTATATTC